CAAGTAACTAATGTTGCCGCTAGCGAAGGCGAAGCGGATGCAACAAATCAACCAACTACGGAAAGTGAGGCTATCTTGGATACAACTCCAGAGCCAACTGTAACACCGGCAGAGGTTGCTCCAGTAGAAGCCGCACGGCCAACGATTAGTGCATCCTTCTATACAGAGCCACGCTCTCCTATTAAAACACAAGCGCAGATGCTAGAACACAGCATCAAGGCTCAAATGGGCAACCATGAGTCAGCACAATGGGTGCTAAAGGCAGAAGCAGACGTTGCTAAGTTTATGACTTTCGCAGATGACAGCTTCACAACTAACCCAGCATTTTCTCCTACACAGTTTGTACCTACAGTAGTCGATACTCTTATCGGATCACGACCAGCTATGGATGCAATCGGAACACGTGCGCTTCCAGCAGCGGGCATGACAATTTCCGTTCCTAAAATCACCACTTCTGGTACCGTTGCAGAAACTGCAGAAGCAGCAGCACCATCTGAGACCGGTATTGTTTCAAGTTATGTAAATCTAACTGTTAAAAAATACGCTGGATTACAACGCTACAGTTTAGAAGTTCTCGAGCGCAGCTCACCAGACTTCTTTGCAGCAATGCTTGATAACATGACCAGAGCTTATAATAAAGCTACAGATGCAGCCGTGATTGCAGTTTTAACAGCAGGTGGCACACAAGCAACCGCACAAGCAGCAACATCTAACGGAATAATTGCTTACGTAGCAGCAGAGACACCTGCCGCTTACCTAGCAACCGGTGAGTTAGCATCTGCATATATTGCAGGTACTTCACAATGGGGATTGCTAATCGGAGCTAAAGACACTTCAGACAGGCCAATATATACAGCCTTACAGCCAATGAATGCTGCTGGTACTGCCAGCCCACGTTCGCTACGCGGAAATGTGCTTGGACTCGATCTGTATGTGGATCCAAATGCTGTGTCAACAACTATTGACGAAAGCGCTTTTATTGTAGTGCCTTCATCAGTATCAATATATGAGTCACCAATTCTACGACTATCCGTGAATCAGCCAGCAACTGGCGAGATTGAGACAGCACTTTATGGCTATATGGCCGCAGGTGTATTAGTCGCCGGTGGAGTAAGACGCTACAACCTAACCTAATAAGTTAGTCAATTAAGTATCCGTAGGGTTTAGTAGCCCTAGCCCTACGGAGCTATTAGCAGAGGAGTAGAGATGGCTGCAAGTTATGTAACCGTTGCTCAATTGAGATTAAATCTCGGAATTGGCACCCTCTACTCCGATGCCGATTTAGAAAGCATCTGTCAGACCTCAGAGGATCTACTTAACTCTTATTTATGGTTTAATAACGCACCAGTAGTAGGTACAAGCATTAGCAATAACGTTGCCACAGTAGTACTTGCCAACCCCGGCATATTTACAACCGGGCAGAGCGTGACCATATCCGCAGCAGGTGCAACTTACAATGGATCTCATACTATTACAGGATCATTTCCCGGCACCACCGTACCAGCATCACTTGCCACAGCATTTTGGACTACATACGCATTTAGCACATACCCTAACGGTTACTCAATGATCCAATACGCAAAGACAGCCAGTGATGATCCATTCCATCGCATCCTGCCATACGGATTAGCAACTGGCCCCGGCTTTAAAACAGCCGCGTACAATGTTGTGCCAGCTGTAAATCAAGCGGCCATGATAATAGCTGTTGATATATTTCAGGCAAGACAAGTGTCTCAGAACGGGGGCAACGGTATGGATGGCATGAGCCCCAACCGCTATGCCATGGGCTACCAGCTTATCAACAGGGTTAGAGGCCTCATAGCGCCTTACTCTAGCCCCAACACTATGGTCGGCTAATGCCAGCAGCAATTACTACACTTAGATCAACGCTAGCAACCGATCTTACAAACACCGGCGTATGGAATATATTCTCATTCCCGCCCGCAACTTTAATTCCAAACAGCGTGGTGATTACTCCCGGCGATCCGTATTTAGTACCGTCTAATAATGACTACACCACTATCGCACCGCTTGCTAACTTTAAAGTGCTGATCTGCGTACCCGCCCTGGACAATCAAGGCAACCTTGCCGGCATAGAGGACTTTATAGTGGCCGTGGTAACTAAATTAAACGCATCATCTTTGGTGCTAAACATATCAAGTGTCTCCGCTCCAGCTATTGCTAGTGTGGCAAGTGGAGATTTATTAACCGCAGAAATCACAGTGTCAATTCTAACGAGCTGGAGCTAAAATGAGTACAGATGCAGAAAACTTAGCCTTCTTAATTAAGATAGGCCAGATAGACAAAGCACCCGCACCAACCCCTACTAAAGAGAAAGACAAGGAGTAATCATGGCCATATTTTTAAACAATGGCGTATCGGTTACGCTAAACAGCGTTGATCTATCAGCGTATGTAACAGCTGTAACTATTAACCAATCATTCGATGAACTTGAGGTGACAGCGATGGGTGACTCATCTCATAAATTTGCGAAGGGTCTGGAGGCAAGCACAATAACATTAGACTTCCTTAATGATAACGCTGCTGCCACAGTAATCCCTACATTACGTGCTGCTTATGGAACTACCGTAACCTGCGTAATCAAGCAGACATCCTCAGCCGTATCTGCCACTAACCCTTCCTACACTGCATCTGTACTGGTTAATAACCTACAGAATGTAAATGGATCAGTCGCTGATATATCATCACAAAGTATCACATTTACCTGCAATAGCACAGTAGCTGTAGCAGTAGCTTAAGGAGCATAATGGCAAAGCTAAAGATAACAAGGGCTAACGGCGAAGTATCAGAGCATCGAATTACGCCGGGTGTCGAGTACGCTTTCGAAATATCTAAAGGCATGGGAATATCTAAGGCCTTGCGCGAGAAAGAATTGCAAACAGACATATTCTGGCTTGCACATGAATGCTTGCGTAGGGCTAACGTTGTAGTACCTGTCTTTGGCGCAGAGTTTATGGATACTCTGGATACTGTTGAGGTATTGGATGACGAAAAAAACTAATAGGGCGTGACTCATTCTTATATACGATCGCTAGCCTATCTGTAGAGACGGGGATCGCGCCTAAAGAGTTTATAGACATGGATAGCGACATGTTACGAGCAATCGTGCAGGTGCTATCGGATAGAGCTAAGGAGATCAAGAATGCCAGTAAAGCCAGTAGAGCTCGTAGGCATTGAGGATGTTCTAAAGGGTCTTAGTTTTATAAATGAGGATTTGCACGCAAAACTTAGAGCAGCAGTAAAGATACCTATGATGAATATAGCTGCTAAGGCTAGAGGATTTGTGCCGGCTCAAGTGTTATCAGGATGGTCTAAACCAATAGGGGCTGATATAAATTACAAGCCATTTCCTAAATATGATGTGAGAGTAATTAAAGCAGGTATTGGATATAACGATGGTGAGAATGTACTGCAAAAAAATGGATTTAGAGTTAGCAATTATGTTTATAACGTTAGCGGAGCAGGTCGGATATATGAGACAGCAGGCCGACTAAATCCACAAGGCCGAGCACCATTTACATCCATCAATCGTGAGGGTGCTGGTGTTGTAGCATTTAAGGATACTAGAGGTAGAAGTAAGGCAAGATCTACAGAGTCTTATGACTCTAACAATCCATTTGCAGGGTATCAGTTTGTTACCGCTATGGGTAAATTAACAAGCCAAACAAGATTTAAGGGTCAGGTAGGTGGCGCAAGCCGTAAGACTAAAGGCCGCTTAATCTATAAAGCATGGGCGCAAGATAACGTTAAAGTTTATACAGCGATGATAGATGCAATTAACGCCACAGCAATTAAGTTTAATAAATCTACCGAGATTAAAAAGAAGGTGGCATAGTGGCAAATGTAGTCCTCTCGGCTATTGCTACCTTTAATGGTAAAGGACTCACTAAGGGTCAGAAGCAAGTTAAATCCTTTGAGAAAAGTGTTAAGAGTTTAGGCAGGACATTTGGTTACGCATTTACAGCTGCTGGCTTAGTCAGTTTTAGCAAAAAGGCTATCGCTGCATTTGCAGCAGATGAGGCTGCCGCTAAATCTTTAGAGATGCAGTTAAAGAATACCGGCTACGCATTCTCAGCACCAGACGTAGAATTTTTTATAGCCAACCTACAAAAATTATATGGCGTGCTTGATGACCAACTCCGCCCGGCGTTTCAGACTTTGCTTACATCTAGCGGGTCAATCGTTAAAAGTCAGAAGG